GTCTTTACTAGATGCGTCGATAGAGTCGGCTTTACGAGATAAGTCGCCACTGCGTTGACCGCCCAAGACAAGCCATTCAGCATTTGTAGTTTCGTCAGTGCCTACATTTAAATAAATAAGATAATTTTTACCGGCTGTAGGCATTGCGGTTTGAGCCGGTTTGTATAATTTTTTTGGTGTTGCAGCTGGTGCCATTAGAAAATACCTCCGTTAGTTTTCTCTTTTAAATCAATAAGGCGAACCATAAAGCGATATTGCGTACCAACTAAAGGTCGTACACTATCATGGTCGCCAACTTTACTTGTACACACTAAATCTATAATCTGATAGCCAGTATTCTGTAATATACATGCAGTTTCGTCTAATTCACCACAACGTTTGCGTAGATCATTAATAATTGCCTCGAACCTATCTTCCAAGTTAGCTATTAATTCGTAGCCTACTTCTAAATCTGGGTTATCGTTACGCCCCCAAACCTCGATATAAAGTTCTTGTTGCAATTCAGATTGAATGGAATTATCTCCGCTCGTAGTTTCCCCACGAATAACCATAATAACCCCATTTTCATCGACCTTTGCTGCCTGTGGTCGCATAGCCCCTAGCATGACATTAAATGCAGCTCCGCTATTATCAATCGTAGATTTAATATATTGCATTAATTCTAGCCACATATTACCCCCTGTATATTTCAACGGTACGATAGCGAGCATACTTTTTCGCATCGCCTGTTAAATCTTCCGGAGTTATCTGCTTTTCTAAAATCTTAATGCGTTCGTCAAGATACAGTAATTTCTTACTGTAAAAATCGTCAGTCGAACCGTTAACAGTATAGGAACCCGGCAACGCATAAGCCTTGTCAAAGCATACAAAACGGTATGTATATAGTTGTACTAGCTCGTCTGCTAGATAACTTCTAATTACATCATTCTGCGGAACTCCCAAACGCTTAGCGAATGCATAAAGTCCTTGCTCTGCACGTTCGACGTGTTGTGGCAGTACCTCTTTGCCTAATAGCTCATCGGTGAACTGCATTTCTGTGTAGTCGTATAACATTTGAGCCCCCTATAATCGTATTCTAATTTCACGGTCTGTCTTACCGAGCCAATCACTATTGCTTATATCTTCAAGTGCCATATTCGTAGCCTTTGCGAATGTAGCATATACATCGCCACGTTTACGACTAATAGCATCGTATAAGAATGGATCAGATTTAGTGCCCGGATGATGGACCTTTTTAGAAAATATAAAACCATTACCGGCCATAGGTGCCCATCGCAAAACACTTTTTGTCTTAGGACGAATAATATGAGGTCGTGTGCCCTCATGGACAAACACCCCATAAGGTGCAGCCCTATCATCAAGATATACAACCCCAATATTATTGCCATTATTAAAGTCGAACCGTGTATCAATAGAACGTTCTAAATTGGCTGTCCTAGACGTAAATCTATGTCTTGCCTGTGCCTCATCTTGCACCATAAAGGTGCTCGATTTAACGGCCTGTCTCAACCGTCGCTCGAACACCTCAGCAGGTAACATGATTACGCCTCGGCTTTCTTACGGCCACCACGTTTAGGCTTTTCGTCTGTATCCTCAGTATCGTCAGTTGGCTCTGTTTCCTCCAACTCCTCAACTGCAAAGCCCTCGGACATTAAGCGTTCAATATCGTAATCTGTTTCTACGTATTGAACTTCATTTAAACGTACAAGTCTTGTCATTTATAAACACCCCTTAATTACGCACCAGTATTAACACGAATTGCAGCAAAACGATTTTTAGGGATCCACAAATCATGATATTTGCGGTAATCGATTTTCCATGCATCCGCCTTTTGGTTCAATTCAGGAGTGAACACACGCACTTTGTCTGTTTTAGATACGGCAATAGGTGCACGTTGTGGCATGATGATCCAGTTGATGTCTTTTGCACCAGTATCAGCTTTAAAGCCACCTGCTTGTTGGCTTGCAGTTTTACCGTCATTGAATACGTAAGCAGTTTTCATACGTGCAGACGGAACACCAAGGATAGGAATGTCATTGAAAGATTTAACAGTAGTATTTACGGAGCCGTTTTTGAATTCTGCAACGTTTAAATAGCGGTTGAATTTATCGGCGTTGTTCAAGATAGTACGTAATTTAGTGGACATAACGATAATTAAGCCCTCGTCTTCGCCTACTACGTCTTGAATTTCTGTGATTTCTGCCTCTAACTTTTCCAAGATAGTGGCAACGGCAGGAGTAAAACCAGTGGTAACCTTATTTTCTGCAGTTGCTAACGCAGCTATTTTAGAATAACGATAGGAGTCAATTTCAGGGATGACCTGAGTACGCTGAAATTCGCCCATTACAGTGCCTGCAGTCGCAACGAAGTTAGTTTCATTAACGTCCATAGAGTCAAGTTGGAATGTACGGCCACGATCTTGTGTCATTTTGTAAGGGTTGAATTTCAAAGTAACGGAACCTTGATTGAAGCCCTCATCACGGTCGTACTTCGCAAGACCTTGCATAGAAATTTCTGGAATATGTACAGTATCGCCACCGTCATATTTTACTTGGCCTGCGTTAGCTTCCATAAAAGCAGATGTTGCACCTGCTAACATTTGTGCGTCAAGTACAGTTTGGAACTGTTGAGAATATTGAAGTGTGTTAATTGGCATTGTTAATTACCTCCATTAGTTAAATGATTAAAGTTTTACACCGGCTGCAGCAGCGAATTCATTCATGATATTATCACCACTACCGCCAACACCACCTTGTCCGCTACCTGTATTGCCAGTAGCTTTAACGGCCCACGTTTTACCTTGCAACCATTCAGTTGTACGGTCTTGGATAGTTCCTATTGTGCCGTCTTCTTTTTCATAACCATAAGTGCCATCGGCTTGTACTTTAATATCATTGGCAACCAATCTTGCAAACTCTTGCGGATCTACCGCATTTGCCTTAGTAAAGGCGTCAAGTGTCTGTGCCATAATTTCAGATTGAATGCGTTTCGCCTCAGCCTCTTTTGCCTTAGTTTCAGCAAGTTCGAACTTCTCACTCATAGCCTTTAACTGCTTTTCGAGTGTTTTGTATTCCGGAGAATTAGATCCAGTATTGGCCCCTGCCTCCTGTTCTAATTCGGTAACACGAGTTGTCAACGTATCACGTTCACCGGTTAACTCCGTGATTTGTTGTTGTAGCTTTTCACGTGTTGTCTTAGCCTCAGTATTAAGACGGGACGTCTCCCCCTTAATAGCTGTGATAAGTTCTTGACCGTTCTCCAATTGTTCGAGTGCTTGATAAACTTCTGCGATGTTCATGTCGTAACCTCCGTAATAACATGATAATAATATATGTAATAGACCTCCGTCTGATTACACCAATAAAAATACGCCCAATCATCACACATGAAAGGGCGTAATAAAAAGCACATACAATTACGTATGTGCTTAAAGCTTATATTTTTTTAAAATTTCATCAATTTGTGCCTGTTCTTCTTCAGTAATTACATCATCTGGAGTTTTTGTTACAGGCAAATCGGCATATTGGCTATCGTCCGCCAATAAGATTGGTATATCCTTTTTCTTCTTTTTATTTTTTTTCATATTCTATAACCCCCTCTTTTACAAGCCACTGTACAACTGAATTCATTGCTTTCCATGTGGACTGATACTGTTTAATATCATTATACAGTGTCTTCATATCATTTACAACTTTATCTACGTCTATATTTCTATTAATATTTTTTATTTGATATACATGTCCCATGCTATCGACAAGGACAGCACTATGAACACTGCTACTTCTTAAATAACTTTCTATATCAGTGGTAGAAAACGTTATATTTTTAGGATGATTATGTATTACTACATATCGATTTGTAGGCGTTTTATCATTGTTAGGAAAATAAATTCCTACATTATTAGAGCCTATTTTACCGATATTTTCTTTACCAACTTTTTTAGTTGCTAGATCAATCATTATGCCACGTTCTCGATTATAGCCATTTGCAACATTTAAGCATGCTATACATTCTGAATATATTAATCTAGTTATATTTTTTGAATAGCCTAATTCGTTATATTTATCACGATACGCCTTATTGTTTATAACTTTTGTATCAATAATATAATCAGAATTTATGCCGTTACCCTTTGGAGGGTGTAGTTTTACAGTGTTTTTAGGCATTTCCTGTAGCATAGCAGGAACCCTCGCATTGAACGTATTAGACGTCCAACCTCTTGCAATATTTTGCCATGTCTCTTTGCCAGTTAAGACCTGTTCACGCCCATTAACACCGAGCAACACTTCTTGATGTTTCTTAGATAGTGAATTTATATATTCTAGCCCTGCCTGTTCAAGGTTATTATGTCTTTTATTAACATCAATATCGAGCTCAGTCATAGGCTTAATATGACACATACAATGCGGATGTGCTGGCAATCGTGGGAATTTATCTTTCGGATAGACTCCTTTGCCAAGTCCGTATAAATCAGCATTCGCATAAAAGTCGCATATGTCATACCGAGGATGCCTACTTGATAACTTCCATTGAAAAGCGACAATATCTTCATCGTCAAGAAATCTATTCATCTGTCCGTCAGCGTAAGCCCTTGCATTTTCAGTCCTTGCTATTCGTTCAGCATGATAACGTGCCTTTTCTTGCGTGGCATTATAAATTGCCTTTTGCAATCTAATTTCGTTGCCATCTTCAACGGCTGCAGCTACTTCATTATAGGCAGCCCTAACATAAGGAGTATCGAGCCTTGCTATTTTACCTTTAACACTACGTAATAACGCACGTTCCTTACGTTTAGCCTCCGGAGTGGACTCACCACTTATATTTATATCGGATAACTTACTAAGAAATTTAGGTATACTGGCCTCTGGAATAATACCACCTTTACCATAGCCATCGAATATCGATTTTGCTAACCCTTTTACAGTCTTATTTGTTTTTAAAGCCTGTTTAATAGTGTCAGCTACTTCATTACGTATAGTGCTAGAACGTCTATATAAACGTTTAGAAAGTGTAAGATCATCACTCGCCCAACTTTCTGACATGGCTTGTGAAATGCTTTTAGCAGAGTATGGAACATTTTCGCCATACCCTGCCATAAAAGTATTAACCAATTCAGCTTGTAAAGTAGCTTTCATCATATCCATAACAGGATATTTTGCATACGCTTTTCTTACCGCCTCATTAGGTTTAAGCCCAAGTAATAGCTGTGCTTTAACTTCCTTTTCAAAGCTATCTATTGCCTTGTTTATCTCCCTTTGCGTTCTCATCTTCCGCACCGTCCTCTACATCGTCATTATGATATATTTCATCTTGCTCCTGTCTTTGCACGCTTTCCTCAATTTCAGCAACAATATCGTCAAACGTATCTGGCTCAATATTAGGCAAGTAGCTGTCTAATACCTTTTTACCTGTTTCAACTTTAAGAGTGTTGCTGCCGAGTCCAAGATCTAACACGGCCTGAGATTGTGCAAGGCTATCTGCAATATCATTAATTTTGAATTCACGAGGATAGTCGCATTTATAATTTACGTTCGTTCCTGTCCATAGCTCAAACAATTCAATAATATCGTTTTCAGCACTTTCACACTGTACAGAGAAATCTGCCAATCGTTGGTTTGTACGTTCAAAGTCCCATTGCTTAGCGACACCGCTTTTTGCCTCTTGTACGCCTATAACGGAATTAATTCCTGACAAGCGATACATATCATCGACAAGCATTTTAATTACCGCCATGATAATTTCGGCTGGTCCTCTATCTGGTGCAATAAAAGCTGGTGCATGACTACTTTCTGCAGGGTACATCAACACATTATTTGTACCTAGTGTAATATCATCAACGCCCTGTCCATTATCCGGCAATGTTAATGTGCTAAAAGTCTGCATATTAAGTATTTGAGTTAATAGTGAACATAGATGATACACTTGATGATTTGTTTGAGCTTGAGTCAAGTATTCTGGTGGAGGTAGAATATCAATTTTACGAGATGAACGACCAAACCATTGAACAATAGGAACTTTGCCAAGATTATGCTCACCAGTAGCAATGACTTTTTGTTCGTCATTCTTGATAGTCCATGATGTTCGAGTCCATTCATGGTACTGGGCTTTTGTTTTGCCCTCATCATCAAATACAGTTGTTGAGTATGCAAAGAAATCAAGTTCGCCAATGTCATTTGTAAGCCACTTGTATACGCTTTTAGGCTCAATAGCAACCAAATAAGGTAGTTGCCTATTATTTACTTGGTCGGCAACTGTTTCGCCTATTTCAGATACGTTATCGACTAGAATATACATAACGCTATATATTTTGGCTTGTATAGAGTTGTAACGCATAAACTCTTGAAGTGTAGTTCCTAATCTATCTACATCATTAAGGAATGTTTCGAATAATTCGCTTTCGTTATAATTACGTGAAATAGTATCTTTGAATATTGGATCTACACACGCATTTATGATAGGTGCAGTATGATTTAAAAAGTAAGATAAATGCTGTCTGAAAGCATAGTTCTTAGCGTCCTCACGTGGATGTTGTTTTAACGCGCCACCAGCTGCAAACATACCTGTACCATAATATGCATCATGCAATAGCTCATATTCTTCATTACGAGCATTTGTTAATATCGCCATGTAATAAGCCTCCTAATAAATATCAACTTTGCCGGTTTTAACCACAGCAAATTTCTCAAATGCATACCTCATAGCATCCATTAAATGGTTATTTTCATCTTCAGGCTTGCCTGTATACTTACCAAATCTATCTTTCTCCCATTGGTATTGGCTGATTTCTGTAAGAAAGTTAACACATCTCGGGTGCACTATAATTTCATAATCCTGGATGCGCTGTACACCATTCAGAATACTATCTGCACCTTTTTTAGATGCCCGAGTTCGAGTCAATCCAAATTCTCTCAGCTCGGCTATGCTTTTAGGCTCAGCACAATCAGCAATAATAGTCTCTTTTGCATATCCCAAACGTTTTACTCGTTCAGCTATTGCACTGTTAGTGAGAGCGTGTTCGTAGAGCTCATCGAACACATACAGTCGTCGTTCTGCAGAATCAACGACACCACAGAAGAGAGCTGTCGGGTCTGTAGTATAACCAAAATCCAAGCCGAATATAGCTTTGACTCCTGGTAACTTGCGTATTTCATCAATACTGAACTCTTGTTCTTTCCAGTTTTCATAAACCAGGCCCTCAACAACGCCCCAGTTGCCAAGCCCTGCTACTTGGTACCGCTTAGGGTTTTTCTTCATTTCTTCGAACAATACTAAGTCGGAGTTACTCAGGAACTCGTTACACAGGTAATTCGTAGTCATGGCTAGCACGTTTTCACTAGGTTCATCAAAAAATCGTTTCTTCAACCAGTGCCTATCGGACCACGGGTTAAAAGTTAAGACTACCTGGTGATACAAACCGTCAGGCAACTGGCCACGAATAGACTCATCCAGTCGGTCGAAGGCATCTTCACTCATAATCTCGTAAGCTTCTTCAATCCATAGCCTACACAGCGCCCCAACTTCAACAGTAATGGATGTTACCTTTAAAGGATCATCGAGACCACGAAATAGAATCTTCTGTCCTGTTGGAATATATGTTATTTCAAGTGGCGATACGGAACATTTGAAGTACCGCTCTACCTTTAACTGGCGCATAGCCCATTTGAGTTGCGCGAAACAACTATCTCGCAAAGTCCGTTCTGTCTTACGAACGACTAGCCAGTTTATACAAGGGTTCTCCATTATCTCCATAATAACTTTTAGAGACTGTGTAGAAGACTTCTTACTGGCACGACTGCCCTTGACTACTTTATAACGACCTTTGAACCGCCAAAAAGCACCGTATCCCTTGCCTACGATATCAGGCAAGTACACTCTGTTAGTCTGCAATATCGTCACCACCTACGATGAGTACAGGCTTAATATCGATAGTTGTATCACCGCTAAGTATTCTATGACGTTTAGCCATTAGCTCCAGGGCTTTTAGTCTAGACTTCTCGTCAGGTGGTTTATCGATAATGCGGGCTTCGGAACATCCTTCCCCTGTACCTTCGATAACGACGTGTTTTTCATTTGAGAGCCCCAGTGCAATTCTTGTTAACTCATACTCGACCTGCTGAGCCGTCATGATGTTTTCATTGAAGTAGGCTTCCCGTAATTCTGCGACCCTCGTTTTTATATCAACATTTGACAACAATCGGCTGCCTATTCTATTGGCGGTTTTCTCAGAGTAACCAGTTCGAATAGCGGCTTGTGTCGCATTCATATCTTTGATGTACTCATGACAAAATTTTTCATGTCGTTTATTTGCTAATGCAGCCACTATCTCACCTCCTGGCTATCTTAATACATCACGGCTGTTTCTCTTAAATCGGCCGTGAGAACGAGTGCATAATCCACAATTACTTTTATGTGCTTGATCATGTGTGATATAAGTTTGACACAGTCCATCATATTCAATTAGTTGTGCTGTGCAAACGCCGTTTTTGTTATTAAGGCATTTACGTTTAATGCATTTGACTTTTGTGCTCATACCTTCTCACCTTTAATACATTTGTACGCTCAAATCCGATGACTAGTTGGTTGTTGTTAGGCTATATAGTTGTTGGAGGACTTATAGTCTAGTCATCAGATGTCAGCGTACAACGATACAGGGCAAGCTCATAATGTATAAGCTTAAAATGTATGTGGACATATTCGGCTCGCCCTGGTTTCATTGTGCAGTAAATTTCATTTTTACATATTCCCTCTCCTTAGCTTACGCGATCGCCTACATCATAAATAGGGGCCCCTATATTTACAATGCTACATACAACAAAAAGCACGGTCGTCATCACCGTGCTTTTTGCTGAGTTGTGTATAAGAGAGGATTCGTGTTAGATGACTAATGACACCTTTCACAACTACATTATACTATGTCAAGTCGGTTCATTTAAGTCCAAAGTACTCCAAAACAGTCCAAAGTACTCCACTATGAAAGTAGCTCCCCTAATTCGTTCAATGCTTTATTTTTTAAATTGAAGTAACTGCTCCTTTCGTAATATATCATCGCTTGCACTTTCTTAGGGAATGCCCCGTTAATGTATTCTTGAGATAATATAATACGCCCTGGTATACATTCTATCTTTTCAATTAAAGCCCTTGCTTCTTCCCTTATAGCAATAAGCTTTGCTATCTCCCGTTTCTTGGCATCTACCGTATCAACAAGTCTCGCCACATCCCTTTCAAGCCCTACTGGCATACCGCCCCCGGACACTCGGTCTTTGGAATAATCAATCGCCGATAAGGTGATGATATCATACTGCAGTTTACGAATATCATGCCGTAGCGATTGAATACGTATGGCTATCATCTTGATATCTTGTAAATACGCAGTCGCCTTTTCTTTATGGTCACTCATGCTGCATTACCTTATTGATATAGCGGTCTAAATACCACCGCGCTTTTTTTAGGTCTTCAAGTTTATCGCCCTTGTGCCCTGCTCGTGCGATGTACTTGATAACATTACCTAGATGATATGGAAGCTGTTGATCCTCGATAAAATCGATAACCTCGATATTACCGCGTGTGTAGTGTGAAGGATGATTGATGACATCTTCTTTCTTAGGTGTCACCTTAACTTCCGGCTCCTCGATAGCTTTCACTATCTTTTCTGCAATAGTTTGCACTGTCTCTTCCTTCTTCTTAGGTACTTTCGAATACTTAGGTAGACAATCCGGACAATATTTAGGCCAACGGCCTTGCGCCTTTTCCTTTTTGTGAACGAATGTTACCCCGCATGCTTCACAGGTTAACTCTTTACTAACACCTCCTCCAGGCGGTGTCATTACTATTTCACACTTAGGGCAATAGTCCTCGTGTGTTCTTACTGTAAATGTGTCTCCGCATCGTCTGCATTTCTTTTGCATAATCTCACTCCTTATACAATTCCTTACGATATTTAATAGCTTCTAAGAGGGCATCCTGCCCGGCTTCTTTACGTTCTAATGCTTTCATGACTTGTTCGTCCATCGTGCCTTTGGTGACTAGGTGGTGGATAATCACGGGCTGTGTTTGTCCTTGTCTGTGTAGTCTCGCATTAGCTTGTTGGTACTGTTCAAGGCTCCATGTTAGCCCATACCATACGATGATATTGCCACCGGCTTGTAGGTTTAGGCCGTACCCTGCTGATGCGGGATGCGCCAATAACATTTGTATCTTGCCTTTATTCCAGTTGGCCACATCGTCGTCAGTCTTTAATTCGACGGCTTTAGGGAATGCTTCTTTGATAGATTGAAGGTCGTGCTTGAAGTTGTAGAATACTAACATCGGTTTTCCTTCATTCGTTTCTACCAATTCTTTCAATCGTTCAATCTTCTCGTTATGGACGACTACGATTTCACCTTCATCGTTATAAATGGATCCATTCGCCAGTTGTAACAATTTACCGGCGAGTGCTGCTGCATTTAAGGCGCTTATGTCGTCATCATCTACGATACTTAGCACGTGCTCACGTTCCATCTGTTTATAGAGTTCCCATTCTTTAGGGTTCATATCTACTGTGATGACATTCTCTATACGTTCAGGTAGTGTAAGATAATCTTTCGCTTTTAAGCTCATACAGATATCTTGCATCTTGCTGAATATCGCCTTATCACCGCCAGGTAGTAGTCGGTAGCTATACACGACATGTCCGTTGGTTTTGTCCGGTGTAAAGTATCGGGTACGATATTCGGTAATAGTCCTACCTAATCGTTCACCGCCATCCAAGAGATACATTTGCGCCCAAATATCCATTAAGGTATTCGGTGCTGGCGTACCAGTTAAAATGACAATGCGCTTAAAGAGAGGTCTCATTTTACGCATAGCCTTAAAGCGCTTAGCCTGTGGGTTCTTAAAAGAAGAGCTTTCATCGATCACCAACATGTCAAAAGGGAACTTCTTTTTTGGTTTTCCGAAATAGTAATCATATAACCATTGCACGTTTTCACGATTTATCACATAAATGTCAGACTCACTATTAAGTGCGTGTATGCGTTCTTTCTCAGAACCCAATACTTTGGCCACTGTCAGACATCTTGTAGCGTTCCACTTTTGTGTTTCTTGCGCCCAGGTAGATTCTGCTACCTTCTTAGGTGCGATGAGTAACACTTTTTTAATATCAAAGTAGTCATACACAAGCTTCTCTATCGCAATTAACGTAGAGATTGTCTTCCCCAGACCCATGTCTAATAAGAGTCCGTAGTGCGAATGGTCAATTATCCGTTGAATAGCAATCTCTTGGTACTCGTGTGGATGAAAGTCCATGAATTACCCTTTCTATATCATCTAAAAATAACTTGGCCTCCAGCTTCCCTGTTAAGACAAATACCAAAGCACCCTGCTTACGCAACCTTGAAATCTGTACTCGTTGATTAGCCATTAACTTTCCTTGTGTGGACTTTAACTCGATAAAGATAACACTGCCTCCGGGGAGTATTACAATCCGATCAGGTACACCATCATTTCCAGGTGACACGAATTTCATATATATGCATCCCAGTTTTTTGAGTTGATTTCCTAACCAACGTTCGATATCTTTTTCTATCGTTCTCACCTCGTTCTCATTTAATGCTTGGACACACCCTCGGACACGCCTATGAACCCTCGCCAATACTGGATTTATGAGGGGGGTGTGTCCGAAGTGCCCAATTTTTTTCCAACATATATATATACGCGTATTTGCGTTTTTCACGCTTATATATATACGCCCATTTATTCATATATTTATTTTTTTATTTTTATATAAATAATTGGACACACCAGATACATATTACTATTTAGATTAGTAGTTATCTGCTTTTTTCCCGTGTCCGATTAGTGTGTCCATGCGTGTTTGGTGTGTCCAATTATTAGAATATATCAAAAATCATCGATGTATAGGCTTGAATAATTATTTTTACAAACATTCGTACCTATTAAATAATTGGACACACCTCAAATAATTGGACACACCTACTTCTTGTGATTCTTTTTATAGATATCAAGAAGGCCAGTTCCATCCCTGACAAACGCTCTTTGAGGGCCGTAAAGCTTACCGAACCGGGCTTTACCTGTTCCTTTTGTATAAGGACTCCACCCTTTAATAGATTGCAAAATATCAATGATTTCTCTTGCCTTTGCGTTCTGCAGGTTCTTCCTGTCGCCCTCCATCACTTCACACCATATCTCAAGGGCACAAACCCGCTCCCGCTGCACTGAACCACAATAGTCGTCATCGCCATAATTCCGGATATACTCCCTGCGATCGTAGATGTCTTTAGACTCCCAATCTTCAGGTAGTTCCATCTCGAGGTACTCTTCAATAAGACCTACGAGCTCACCGCCTTCCGTGTGGGATAATTGGATTCTAAGTGCTTCTTCTTCAAGTTCGCCCTCTAATACAAGAGGCTCACCTTCTGCCCAATACGTGAACGCTTCCGCCCATAATTGGTCAATTTCATCCTTTGACAAGTCCCAGGAGTTCTTAGTCTTGCGGTCCTTATCACCAGTGATTGGCCAGAAGCGGCGGTTACCGGTGCGGTCCTTTAAGAACATAAGATTATTAGTAGAACCAGCGAATACACACTGGCGTGGATACTCTTCGGTCCGTCTACCGTAAGGTGAACGGAACCGGTCGGAGGTACGGCTAATAAAAGCCTTAACAATTTCATTATCGTTCTTATACGTAGGTGCGAGTTCCGCAAGCTCATTGATCCATGAGCCTTGAATTTGTTCGAGGGCGTCTTTGGTTTTGATATCAACGAGTGAGTTGTTAAACCATTTACGACCTAACCGCTCCAAGATAAGGGATTTACCTAAACCTTGAGAACCATATAACACAATTGCCGTATCGAACTTAACGCCAGGTTCCATTACTCGTGCGATGGCACCGCACATCCACTTCCGAGTAACTGCTCGAATGTAATCAGTATCCTCGGCGCCGATGTAATCGATAAATAAAGTATCGACTCTACATTCACCATCCCAAGTTAAACCAGTTAAGTACTGGCGCACAGGATGGAATTTATTATCTTGCGTCACTTCCTGGAGCGCATCATCGATGATGCCTTTACCTTTTATCAGGTATTTTGTAGCAAAGTAATTACGCAAGCACGCATCATCCGTATCGGTCCAGTAAGGGGTTTCATCCTTACCGCGCCACGGAAGGTCGTCAATCACGACTAAGCGGTGTGCGAATTCGTCGAGTCGAATTTTACCTTTTAATGCAGGGTCCTGTTTAAGTACTACTAAACAGTTGAATACATCAGACTCGGGGGTACCGTTTTTATCGCGTTTTAGCTTTGATAAAAAGTCTTCGTCGTCCTCAGTGATATCTTCAAACTCCATATCCGCCATACGTTCCTTATCGAGCAGGATTGGTGCTGCGCCGTCTTCGTTGACGAAGTCTATCATGGCTTTATAACTCGGTAGTTTAGTAACTGCAGTCGCAGGGTCTTCGCCAATATCTTTGGCGCCGAATAGGTGAATGCGAACCAGGTCAAATGCATTAACAAGTTTACCGCTGATAGGGTCGGTCGCATGGTTCGAATAAGCGAAGGTGTCGTTATCGTAAATAACTAAACCGCCGACTGAGCTGCCTTCCGTATATGTGTAACGGCCCTCAACTTGTGTCGGCTCATACACGCCAGGAAGGAACTTTTCTATCGCTTCCGTGATACTATAGCACCTACAAAAGGCACCAAGTAAACCCTTTTTCTCTAACGGGTTGCCTTGTTTCTTGGCCGCATCAAGTCGAATTTGTGATTCTTTTTCGGACGTTGGCCAAAGACTCGTATCACGCCAGTCTCTGTAAGTACTCAAATAGGTATCTACTGAAACTAGAGAGCCTTCGCCTCGTTGATATACATACTCGACATCCTTAGGATGGCTTGGCCAGTACATCAGACGTTCAGCTTGGTGTGTGGATGGGTCAAAAGACTCAATCCCGATATTATCTGCAATTCGTCTTGAGACCGCCTGGTACTCATCAGGCTGCATCGCTCTATCAACAGGGATAATTACGCGATAACGAGGATTAGCATCCGTGTGACTGTGTGTACTGTATAGTACGTACTCCATACCACCTAATTCCATGTCGAGGTCTAATAGAAAGTCCTCACTAGGATTATCCGCATCAAGAGTAATCAAGTACCGCTCTTTAACAGAGCCTCTAACCCGTCTACCATTTTTAGGAATATAGCCACCTACAAAACCACCGACGTCTTTCTTTTGGCCTTGATCAGCTTTAGACATCTTGGCATATTCAGCAGCCGTTTCATTCGTTACAGTAGGCTCAGCCAATTTATTGGCCAAAGCACTCCAAGTCATTTTCTGAGACTTCCAGCTACGGGCGGAGCGACTTCTGCCCGTAGCTATGATGATGTTAGTATCCATATTACATCGCTCCTCCCTTCGCAAAGTGGATGTCCCCTAAATATTTAGGTACTTGTAATCTATGCTTTTTAACCCATTGGCATACAGCATAATTAATGTTGTGATTATCTCGTACACCTCTGTTGTTTTTTAGCTTAGCCTGGTGTATTACTGTAAATGCTTCAGAGGTATCCGTAGGATTTACCTCAATACACGCTACTGGACGACTGTTTTCAAACACACCGACAATAGCACATTTTTGCTCTTTAACTTTTTCTACATAGGTACCTACGCAGTTATTGAGTTGGACGCCTAGTCGAATTATATCGTGTGTTGTTTTAACCACAGCAAAATCTAGACCACCAACGGCTATGGAGCATGCTGCGTTGTACTGGAACATTTTCTGCTTTTTCAAATTCGGATATACACACAATCTCATCATGTAGATCCTTAATTTGAATACGTCTAGCCCAAATCTCCTTTTTCCTAGCTCTTGATAATCGGTTATACATATCCGCAGTATCTTTTACTTCCGAATAGGAGTCAGCATTTTTTAAGAATAATAGAACTCGACGTTCACCGTATTGGTGACGCATAAGCTTAAGAAAAGCAGTAACAGTAAGCAAGGCCCGCTCATCATTCCATATAGGCCATGATTGGATATACCTGGTTTTTCCACCTTCCTCTGCCACAAGGTCCGTGAATGCTTTCTGATAATCCATGCTTTTGAATACCTTGCTAGCAGTTTGGATCACCTTGATATAGAAGAAAGGACGGATAGTTAGTAATTTTCGAACCCAGCGCTTATCCGGTACTTTATAAAGCTGTATAAGTGCTTTGATAAACGGTACGCCGGTACTAGTTAACTCAGTAATAGCAGAAGTACTTGTTAAATTAGACCCGAAAGGTCTGAAGTAGCTATCGTGGTCTCTAACTAACTTGTCATTTAATGCAGGCGCATCCGGCGCGTGCATCTTCCACACTAGATTGTGGAGTAAGTTATCGAGCGCGCCGTATTTAGATGATAGTAGTACACCTTGTCTGATTGGTTTAACTTGATACCCAACTCGTTTTGATAACTTAGCGAAGTAAGCTTGTTTTAGCACTTTAGCAAAAGTCTGCAGCTCTTTTTGATACTGAGACAATCGACAATTAGGAGTTGCTACTAGCCAATGCAAGGGCAGCGATTTAGAGTAGAAGATAGATATATTAGGTTCAATTTCCGATACTATATCAGCGCGAGTACGTTTCTTTTGAACTAAAAATACCTTTCCTTGCCTAAAATCAAAGCGTAATATATCGATAAGATGAGGCTTGTATCCAGGGTAGATAGATTGTGTATCGTTATCGACATATACTGTGTGATAGTCAAATTTAACATCAAGGATTGTCCCCCGATCAATAACCGATAGTTCTATATCTAAAGGAACATTATCGTTACCGGAGGCATCGGCTACACAATCACCATCGACGCCTCTAGTACGGATTAATTCTCCACATTGTGGGCAATAGAACTCAGTTGATATATAAGGGTCTACTATTTTGCCCATCCCAGAAGATACTGATGGCCACAAGCAGGCAAATGATTGGCTGCAATCCACGTGGTAGTGTATAGCAGGTGCCCAAGTGTTCACTTGTTTGCGCCGCACTAGGTCGTACAGCCTTTGTACTTGTAGATTGAATAAGACCTTCATAAGGCGCTATCCTTTCTCTTATAACAAATCGTCTAAATCATCTTCTTCAGGAGTTTCTTCAACTACTGGAGCTTCTACTACAGGTTCTTCAACAGGGAGAACGTCCTCTACTGGCGCTTTCTTTTTAGTACTACGTTTACGCTTAGGCTTTTCTTCTACAGCAGGTTGATCTTCTACTGTTGAGGTAGCTTCTGCTGGTTCTTCCACCTTAGGCGCTTCTGTTTTCTTACCGTTAAGCACCTTAAGTCCTAAATCGCAAGCAGCGATACAGCCTTCACAATACGCCATAGCGGCGTCTTTACGTTCGCTAGCTGGTGCATCTTTTACAAGTTCATATAAAGCGTCGATTGCTTCGCGTTGTTGTTGAATTTGTTGTTTTGAAAGTGTCATAAGAATTGTCCTCCTAATCCTTCATGTAGTAAGGGTTCTCAAACCCTGCTGCGTTTAATATGAGCCCTTCGTTCCAGGGTTCAGGTTCACACATAATATCTATAACTTCTTCTAAACTGCCTTCGCCTATTGGCGCTTCGATAACCACTTCGTCGTGGATGTGGGCTACAATTTTGTATCCTGCTTTAGAAAGCCGTAGCATTGATGCTGCTAAGCAATCTCTTGCCACTGCCTGTACAATGTTTTCGACGAGCTTTCCGCCATAGGTTTCAACTCTGCCCCATGTATTCTTAACCTGATCCATTCCGTCATACTCAATCGATTCACTGCCGAATCTGTTAAGCCCGAGTCTAGGTCTTGCATAGGCAAGTCTTCGTCCAGACGGTAATTCGATGAACAGGAAGCCTTTCGATTTAAAGAATTTAATATTACCTTGTCTGATTCGTACTGGTTCTCCTGTTCTCACGACTTGTTTTGCTGCGCTGTCTGCATCTTTCCAAAATCTCGTAATTCGCGGACTAGCTTGTCGCCATGCTTCGATGATTCCAGGGAGTTCGCTTTCAGGAATCTCACCTTTAGTGTCCATCGCTTTCATAGCTCCTACACCGCCACCATAGCCGAGTGCTAATTCAGCTACCTTGCCTTTTTGGCGAAGGTGTCCATTTACACCGTGTTTCTCAACTGGTACGTGGAACATGCTTGATGCGGAAGCGCAATAGATGTCTCCGCCTTGAGCGAATACATCTTGGCGCCACTGCTCGTGAGCAAGCCAGGCGATAACACGAGCTTCAATAGCACTAAAGTCAGCTACAATAAATCGGTGCCCATCCTCTGCTACAAGCGCAGTACGGATAAGTTGCTTAATCACATCACCAGGGTTTCCGTATAGTAGGTCTAGCATTTCTACGTCTCTACTTTTAAGTACTTCCCGAGCTGTGTCTAAATCTTCTAGGTAGTTACGAGGGAGGTTCTGTAGTTGTACTACACGGCCCGCCCATCGTCCACTACGCATAGCCCCATAAAACTGAAGCATGCCGTGGATGCGACCATCTGAGCATACAGCGTTTTTCATGGCCAAGTATTTTTTGATGGAGGAGTTACCGAGTACCTGTCTATTTTGCAGTACCTTGCGAACATCAGAGGGGATATCCTGCGCTAAGAGGATTGATACATCGTCTTTTCTCATTGTTTCTAGATCATATCCTAGTCTTGCCGTCAGCCACGCTTTAAGTTGCATCGTACTGTTCGGATTCTCTAATCCTGTTAATATCTTGGATGACTCGGTAGCCTCTTCCACGATTTCGTCGTTACAAGCAAGCGCTGCATCGACGAGTTCCATATCTACTTTCACGCCTCGCCAGTTGATATCTTGGTCGAGTAACCAGTACTCGTGCTCGATAGCAGGCGGTTTTAGCGAAAGTAAGCGTTTACGAATTGCCTTTTCTACTACCACGTCCTGGCGGTTATACTCAATGTATTCCGCCCATTTCTCAGGCGCATCCTCTGGCATATTTCGTGTCTTAGGATTCGTCTTAGTTGGCTTTCGTGGTACAGAGAAGAACTGGATAAGTCGTTTACCTCTTGAGTCCTTGGCTTCTCCTAATTTCAAAGCCTTAGACACATTGTCGAGGCTAGCCGGTAAGCTACAGTACAAGGCAAGTACCGACGTACATTCCCAGTTCGTGTAATCCGCATCAGGGAAGTACTTTTTTAGACAAAGCATTTCGAATGCTGCGTTGAATGCGGTCTTTGTAATTTCCTTGTTATACAAAGCGTCCACCACCCTTTCGGGTAGTGGATCCTTTGTCATATCAATTACTTCGACCGGCTCGTCATCGAAGCTGTAGGCAAAGAGCAGTATTTCAAATGTTGTATCATCAACGTATCGCTGGGCCCCATATTTAATAGGGCAGTCAGAATACGTTTCCACATCAATACTGAGCTCCATATATGCCTCCTTAGATTAAATCGTCATCGTCTAGGTCGCCTAAATCGTCATCCCCGAAGTCGCTAGCAGATACGTGAACACCACCGAGGCGGTCACCATCTTTAACTTTACGAACACCATTTAGACCAAAGCCTACACCTTTCTTACCGTTGAAGTTGTAAGCGAACACAGAAAGCGCTACCTGCGCATACACGCCGGAGTAGATTTCTTCTTCAATGTCGAACTGGTCCATCTTGATTTTGTCCCGATTGAACACAATCGGTTGTTTATCGCTATTCGCATTAATGAAGAATTTACCAGCGTATGTTTCAGGTTGGTCAGCTACTGCTTCATCGGTATCGCCATCACGTAAGTTCAATTTAAGGTATGCTGCTTTACCTTCTACCTTAGCTACTGCTTTTGGATCAGCCTTAAGTTCTTCAATCGCACGTTCAAATGCTTTAATTGTCTTCTTATCTGTTTTATCAATAATGATTTGGGAACTATATTTTGCTTTGCCGTCGTCGTTTTTACGAGGTTGTGCAATGTTTGCATAAGAAAGTCTTACTACTCCAGTTGTTAATTTAGCCATATTACTGTCTCCTTAATTCTTAAATGGGTTACAATTATGTTCGAACCCTATTACTGTATTAAATAATTCTTCTAATTCATCTTCGATATCAGAACGTTCATCATCAAGCCGGTTCCACTCATCATCCTCTAACCAGGGATACTCATAAGGACCCAACTCTTCTTCTGTTTGATATCGAAGTTCTATTGCATCGCACCTTGCGTCAACTACGCAGTAGCGAGTGTGTAAGCTAGTAGCACATGCAATAGTAATTTGGTAAAGCTCATCGAGGTAGTGCCCTCGTTCATGAAGCTCTTTGGCAATTGCTTTTACAGTCACGACGCACATGTTACACCTCGTCTGTAAATTCATTAGCCATAGATTCTACGGTATTAATTGCCGGGCGTTTATCGCTTTCCGGTACAAGTGTAGGCTTGCCTTCAGGCTTGTCGATATACGCTTCTAGGTATTCGGCAACGCCTTTTTTACCAAGAACCTTTTGCAGGTTAGTGATACCTTCGAGTTCTCGAGGCTTGAATATGTCTTCTTCCTTGTAGCCATTGTCGAGTAATGTTTTAGCGGCAGCGTCTGGATCCGTAATTGTACGTCTTGATGTACCTTCCACTAATTTATATCCATGCCATTGCTTTTCACCCGATAAGGCTTTCTCGTACGCGAAATCGTAAACACCTTTAATCCACTTCGTGATTAAATCTTTCATCCCTAGGATGTCAGATACTTCACGGTCAGTGAGTAATTGATTAAGCTTGCCTCCATTCTTATAGAATGTATCAAGGCAAGTATCTGCTAATGCTCGGCAGGTGTGCCGTGCTTTACAGAAGTTACAGTAATCGCAAGGCGTACATTCTCCGACACCGTCCCAGGCACGTTGTGCGATAGGTTTGATATCTTCGCCCCAATCAAGAAGTTCTTCAAGTGACATTTCGTCCGTAGACACACTATCCAGTCTTGGTTGAACGATCGTCATACGAACTGTTTTAATGTCATATAAGTACTCGTTTACATCGTAAGCACCTAATGCATATAGTCGCATTTGTGTGTTTTCTACTGCACTAACAGGAACGCCTTTACCATACTTCAGGTCAATCACTTCCAGGATGCCATCAGCTACGATTACCATATCGCCGGTACCGAAGCCTTCAGGCACCCATCTAGAGAAGTCGAGCCGTGCTTCAATCATAGCTTCCGCATCAGAGGAACGAGCACGAGCTTCGTTCACCTTTTCTTCGCAGATGTCCACATACCGATTAACCGCTTCTATCATCTCAGCGGAGTAATCGTCTAGCTTAGGGGCTTTTTTGCCCTCAAGCTTATGTCGTAGGATTGCTTCTGCCAGGTCATGTGCCACAGTACCTTCCGCAGCATACGGAGATTGTTCATCAGGAAACATCGCTTCTAATCTTGCCGAAGGAGTACATACTAGCCACCTGGCACTGCTTGAAGCACCTAGTAGGGCATGTTTCTTAGCCACGGCTATTCACCCATTCCATAATTTGAATACGTTGTTCATCGGTAGCAGATGTTACCTTTTCAGCGCCGATGCTATCTAAGAAGGCTTTGAATTCGCCTTTAGCTTTCGTTTTATCAGTAGCTTTTGCCATTACGTCTTTTACTGCTTCACGAGTTGCTTCAAGGCTTGGTACTGCTTTTTCAGGTTCCACAGTTGGAGCTGGTTCTTCTTCCTTAGGAGCAGGTGCTTCTTCTTTAACCGGTTCAGCTTTAGGAGCAGGAGTTTCTACTTTTGGGGCTTCCTTCTTAGCCGGCTTAACGTCATTAGTTGTCCAGTTTTCTACTTCTTTAACTGAAGTACCTACAATAGATTGATATAGGTCTTTCACTTCTTGTTCTAATTCAACTGCTTTGTCTACTGTGATTTTTAACTCGATCATTGTTCTGTTTCCTTTCGGTTTAACGATGTGATATACTTTAAATGGATATTTTTCTATGTGCCCTTTACGCATTGCCGTGCGTTGGGGCATTTTTTTTGTGCCTAACTGTTCGCATTCATCAGGAATGCAGTAATCTTTATCCGGGCACGTTGTACAGTCTCGCAATTTAATCACCTCCTTATACACATTTAAGAATCATGCGAATCTCTTGACCTACTAGAAGTCTATCCTTGAACGTATCTTGCGTTCTAAAGTCTTCCATGTAGACCTCAAGCATTTCGCGATATATTTGAGCCTTAAACGTTTCAGGAGTATCTACTACCTCCCGATACGGTTTAAGGATTTTAACTGGTGAACCAAAAGTGTAGTCGATAAAACCTCGTATCTTCAATTTTGCTTTGATGTTACGGACTTTATCATTCGACCACCCTAGTAAAGCCATTACTTCTTCATTCGTTTGTACTCCGCTTTCGTTATAGGCGTTGTACAAAATTTCTTGTTCTGTCATTTCTGTTTCCTCTGTCTATATCTGTTTACGATTGGATGTATTTCTTTGCAGTTGTCACACACAATACGAGGCTCGCCTGTCAGGTAAGACCAGTTTGTATAAGGACTTTTTATTTTCTTATTGCAGACCTTGCAAAATTTATCTTTTGCCATATTCTTTTACTTCTTCTAGCCAGTAGCCTGCTAGCATCCAAAGAGTAATACCTAGCAGACCTTGGCAAATACCGGTCCACAAATCGATACGGTCTATATCAACCGATCCAACTGTTCCGACTACTAGAATTGCAGCGAGAATTCGCACTGCATAAATTACTTTCACCATGTTTACTCTCCTATTCGTGCCTGGCACCGTTTCGCTAGCCAAGCATTAAACGACTCAACGTGGATAAGACGTTTGCCACCGCGCTTACCGATTTTCATGGACGGAAAGTCAAAATCTTGCGCCCATTCGCGGATGACCGTTTCCGGTACGCTAGCAAGCTCTGCAGCTTCCGCCACCGTAATGCACATCTTATTCATAACTACCTCCTATCTAACTTAGGGTTGTAGTAATCGGTTTCCCAAAAGTCATGACTTTCAGAATCATCGACACACAACGCATAGCAGATACCAACGACTGTCGACATTTGTACTGACCGTCCTTTGATAGCTCGGTTCAATGTATCCATCGAGATTTCAGCTTGTTTAATCAGCGCCGTCTTAGTCATGCCTAACTCGTTCATGCGTTCCGTAATGGATTCGCCGAACATTCTGATTACGAATTCTTTCATAACCTACCCTCCGTAACGGTTTAACCGTAATCAACTATAAAAAAATAATGTCATCATACGCTACACCAAATACTTCTTGTATCTTTTTTATGTGAGGAACATCAGGATAAGAGCGTTTGCGCTCCCAATTTCCCCAAGTATCAACAGATACGCCGATTGCTTTAGATGCCGTAAGTTGAGACCAGTTTTTTGAAGCCCGTAACATCTTTAATGTATACTTCATAAGCTACCTCCTTTCTCGATAATCACCTCTTGTTTACAGTCCTCATTTTACTACGGTTTGTCCGTAATGTCTATAAACCAAACTTAAACTATCGTAAAATTTCCGTAAAATATTGATTTTATTACGAAAATATCGTAATATATAAGTATATTAATTAATATATTCCAGATTTGAGAGGTTCTTATGAGTGATTTAGGCAACAAGGCTATTATGGCTGAGAATATTCAACGGCTAATGGATAGTCGCGGAATTGATCGCAATAAAATATGTGCTGATTTAGGGCTAAAGTATACTACGTTTACAGATTGGGTAAAGGGAAATACATATCCTAGAATCGATAAAATTGAACTATTGGCAAATTATTTTGGCGTCCCTAAATCCGAACTGGTTGAAAAACATACCGAAGGCTACTACACAGACCGAGAAGCCGCTGAGTTCGCCGAGTACCTACGCACACGTCCAGGGGCTCGTATGCTCTTCTCTGCCGCTAAAGATATAAGTAAGGAGGACCTAGAAAAAGCAGTCGAATATATAGAGCTTTTAAAATTAAAAAACAAATAA